ACCTCTTTCCGTCCACACATCACCATTATCTACAATAACTTCTTCTCGGCGACCATCGTCAATAATACCTACTGGTACTAAATCTTCATCTCCAAGCATGTCTTGTTCTTCTAAGAGAACTTTACGGATATCTATGTTTGTTGAATCTTTGAAGTATGACTGAGCAGTTAACCATGAAAAAAGAACCAGACCCATCACCAAGTCATCATTATTTCCTTCTTCTGCCTGATAAGAATCTCTTACTCTAACAAAAGTGTTCATTTCGGCAATAGTATCGAAGTCATTAACAATTAACTTGTCGCTCTCAATGAGAGTTTTCAAGTTAGCACAACCAATCTTCTTAACTGATTTTGTTGTTTTAACGCCAAAACTTGTAGACCTTTTGAATCCCGATGATATGGATTGTCCCTTTATATGGTGGTGTTCCAACTTATAAATGTTTTCATATTCTAAATCATAATGTAAAATGTCAACCACTTGTTGACCAATGTTATTTGTCTCAATTAAGACAAAAGCTTCATTGTATTTCTTTGCCAACGAATAAATGATGGTTGGGAAAAACAATAAAGGTAACTTGTTGTTTCTATATTTAGCGACTTGTTTATAAGGCACTTCTGAAACATCGACAATATTGATTGTTGAAAAGTCTTGTCCTACACCTTCCGCACAATCTACTGTGGCAATATACAGACGACCTGGTGCAGGTTTCTGGTATACTGATAATCCTTCTTCCGATTCAATTGGGTCATAAAATGCCAATGACCTCAATTTAGAACCAGAAATAAGTGTAGCAGAAGAACCAATAAACTCTGTTTCAAACTCTTGTCTGAACTGTTCTTCGGATGTGTTCCGAATTGTTTCTTCTCTCCATGCTTGGTCTCTACCTGGTACTTGTGACCAATGCACCTCTAAAGGTTTGTAAGTAGAACGACCTTCTGTTGCATCGACCCACATCTTATAGAAGTGGTTTAGACCAAACGGAGTCGATACGATAATGACTTTTGTAGTCTTACCAGATGAGATAACTGGATATGTTGATGTGAAGAAATCATCTGCCATGTTCTTAGGAACGAAAGCAAATTCATCTAAGAAAATTAAGTTGTAAGAACCACCACGAACACCTGCAGCTGATGTTGCATATGCCGCAATTTTAGATTTGTTCTCTAACTCAATATTACCTTTATTCCAAGTAATAATGCCCTGTTGCAACCATAGCGGTAAATACTCATAGGCATATTGAATTCTACTTAAAATATCTCTTGCTAAAGAACCTTTATTAGCAAGAATTGCAATACTGTAATCATCTTGGAATAAAACTGACCAAAGCATAAAACCCACAGTCGTAGTTGTTTTACCAACTTGACGAGGCATTTTTGCAATGCAGAATCTATTTTCGTGGAATGTTCTGACCATGTCCTCTTGGAATGGCCACATTTCAAATGGGATAAGACCTCTATCCACATTGACAATCTTTACATAATTTTTAATGAAATAGACTGGATCTTCGGAACACTTAATTAATTCTTTAATTTGTTCCTCGGTGTAGGATAATTCTACACCAACTCTTTTTAGTCTATCATTACCAAGGTATCCATCAGACATTTTATTTGATAATACTTCTTAACATCCATGCTTTTTTCTGATGAGCACCTAGAAGGTCTTGTAAGAAATTACCTACCGCAGGTTCACCCGCTTGTTCAGCTGCAACAATACCTGCACGAAGGTGAACAATATATCGGTCATTATCATTTTTTAAATCTGCCATCATTGATATTGGAGAAGGAATAGTATCTACTGCTTCTTTGATATCTGCCAATTCAAGAAATCTTTCCATTGAACCAGGTGCATATGCATCTAATTGGCGAATGTGTTCTGCAATATCATCATTTTGATTCCAGATATCAGTATAAAAACCATCTAAGAAAGAATGATATTGTGGAAAATTAGCACCTTCAATATTCCAATGATATCCATGCGCCTTCAAATACAAAGCAAAGTTTGTACCTAAAATTACTTTAAGTTGTTGAATTAATTGTTCCATAGTAACCTATTTATTTGTTTTTAAAAGTTTGACTAATTCCGCAGTAGAACCTACAAATACTGCTTTATCAACATTCACATTCTTCACAGAAGATGATTCTTGCGGTGATAAGTCTTTCTTTTTCTTTTGTATATCTAGTAGGTCTTTATTTAGGTCAGCCAGATTCTTGATGAGTCCTGCGGCAACTTCATATGCTCTAGGATGTTCTGAGGCATCGGCAACATTTAATAACTTGTCCATTGCCACAGTTCCTTTTTCAATCAAGTTTCGAATGTTCTTTCTAGCATACTCCGCATCTTGTTCTATTGCAACTTGAGTTGAAATTATTTCTGTATTAGAAACAGTTGGAACAATAGGTTCAACAATTTCAAATTCAATAGGGTCAATGTCTAGTGCTTCAGATAGTTTATCATTTAAATTTTTCATCATGTTACTGTGCTTGGCCAATCAATCAATGTTTCTGCAAAACCATATGCATCATCTGGATCGGCATTTACAGGATCCGATTGTGTTATGATTACAAGAGATTTTATAGGGTCTTTATCTAATTCGGTAATTGTGTATTTTGCATGGGTGTAATCACCTTCAACAACATCTCCAACTTCTAATAATTTATTTAAATTACCAACTATTAAAACACCTGTTGAGTTGTTACTGAAATAGATTACACTTCCTGTTTTATTTGAATCTGATACTCGAACGGATTCAGATGTAGAAAATACATTACTTCCATTCGCATAATCAACAGTTACCTTTTGTGCAAGTTTATCTTGTGTATCAATATACATGTTAGATAAAACTCTACCATAAGATACTCCACCTGGAGCAGCGGTATTTGCATATGCGGTACCAATTAAACTTTGACCACTTTGAACTGCCGGCCAGATATAACCTTTAACAGTAAATTCTAAATCCCAAATAATCAATCTTGTTGTACCATCACTGCCTGCACCTTCATAGTCGGTAGTTGTATTTACAGAATTGAGTATGATTGGCATGTCATACTTTGGATCCATTTCAGGAATAAAATCAACAGTAACAGTAAAATCTGGAGTAAAGAATGGTAAAATCTGTTCAACAATTTGTGTACCATCTTCTGTATTACGAACATAGATGGACATTGAAAAACTAAAGTCATAAGGAACAGGGTTAAATTGTGTTTTTAATCCTGTTGCCGATTGTGTAAAGTTTCTAATTAATGTGTTTTGTTTACGAGAGGAATCATAACTCATACCAGTTAATTCAAACGAAATGCGTGGCAATACAGTCGCAACAGATTTAGTCAATGTTGGGTCTGATGTGATGCGAGTTAGATACTTTTCTTTTGAACCATAAGATAATGGCACTCTGATTTTTTCATACGCAGTTGTCCCTGCCTTATTATATCTAACAAGGTAAAGGTCGTTGAAAAGTGTTCCAAATGCGGTAACAACTTTTCGTATTGTTCTATTATAATAATGTGCTTTACCAAGCATTATGGTTCACCAAATGGGTTAACTTCTGTGAAGTCGATAATAGAATCCGCTTCCGTTTGTATTCTGGAATTATCAACAATATCTTCAAACGGATTACCATCAAAAGCTGTATCATCAATTAGACCTGCCGTAGTGTAGTATGCACCACTTGTTGCACCAATTGTATTTGATGCATTGGCAAACGAACCAATTACACGATATACATCCAGTTTTCTGGTTGCACCTTTTGTCCATGTGTGAACAATTGCAGTTGCAGTTGCATTGGCAACAGTATTATCGGGTGATTGAAATACAACTTCATCGGCAAGGTATGTACCTGTGCCAGTTGACAAACTCATGTTCAATTGACTTCTTGCATAATTATCTCTAATTTGTTCATCGATTTCTTCAACACCAGTTGCAACAATTTCATTAGAGAATACAAACTGTTTCATCTTTAGCGCATACACATATACATTACCACCACGACCACGACCTAATGTATAAAACATTGCTTGGTCATTTTCATTTTCTACAAAAGTAATTTCAAAGAAATTTTGAACTAATGGAATATAAACTAAATCACCTTCTCTTGGATTCAATAAATTGGATACACCTGTTGCATATTTAAATCTACGGCGAGAAACTAATA